GTGGTCCTGAGACTACCAGTCTCTTTATCAACTTCATTAACGATGAGCTAGATAAGCTTCCTGATATTCGTGCTGCTTACGATCACAAGGATATTGATTTCCTTGGCAATCAGATCCGCAGCGCTACGAATACTGACGGTACCTACAAGGCAGCAATTGCAAGCATTCTTGCTACTCGACTTGTAATTTTCCTTAATCAGCTTCACTCTAAGAAGCCTGTTGATAAGGGAACCAAGGATCGGCTTACGCATATTGTGAAGGAGAAGATCTTTATGGAAGATCTGACCCGTCATATTTGTCAGTCTCTTATTGCAAACAATGATAAGTTTGCAAGTCTTGCAATGCAGCAAGAGTTTTCTAGCTACGTCCTTGGGGCGTAAGGGTAAGGATAACAATGATTGGGAGAAAGTCTAATTCAAAGTCTATTATTCTCGATATTGTTGCAACTAAGCCAAATGATTCTAGTACGTATCTTCTTAGTAATATTAAGAATAATCTAGATAATATTTTGCTGTCCGAGTGGGATGCAGTTTGTGCTATTCCCAACACGGGTACCCGGAATCATTATCATGGTCGTGGTAAATTGCCTATTCCTTTCTATGATGAAAGCTCGTCTTGCGATCTTGTTGTTTCGCAAGAAGAAGCAGTGCGTCGTCTTGGAATGCAATATGTTGATATCTCAACCAAGCCAATTCCCAATGACTCTACAATTGCTTTTGGCTCTGGATACTACTCCAATGATGAGCAAAAGGCTTTTGCTTTAAAGTATGATTGCAGCGTTGCGAAGGCTCCTAGCAAAACACAGTATTATGTTTTGTCCAGTGAAGAAGAGCGCTCTCTTAATCATATTGTAAAGTATCCTCAGGGTATGATGAAGGCTGCCCCTATTAAGGCAGTTATTGCAACACCACATGCTATTAAGAATGCTCTTGAGCGGCATTTCCTGAGCAATCAAGCAGCAATTAAGGATAACATTGTTAAGTTACTTGTTAATACTCGTTCAATGGATTCTAGCGGTGCTGTTAGTCGCGGCAATTATCAACATAGTCCTTATGAAGCAATACTTGAAACTATTAAGTATGGCTATCTTGGCCCTGCTTATACTAGTCCTTACTCTGATTTGAAGATAGAGGAAATTACAGGTAGGGGCCGCGTACTGAACTCTCCTCATTTTGTCTTTGATTGGGGATGGTCAAATCGCATTCTCAGAGGAGTAGATGTTCCAAAATCTAACACTCCAACTGGATATGCATATAATGTTCTATATAATGTTCCCATGCTTTATATGTCTTTTATGTCTGATCCAGACATCTTAGATCTTAAGAATGGCCCTAAGCTTGAAATGCCTTTGGCTCAATGGAATGAGTGGCAGGCCAGGTGGGAAAGAAAAAGTGCTGGACAATACTATGGCAATAGCTATGGTCTTAACAGCGGATCATTTTCTTCTGACGTTACTCCTGCGAAGCTAGAGATTGATCTTCTAGATACTGAGCATTACGAAGTTATAAATACTGATAAATATATTGCACTGGAAACTCATTTTGACTCACTAGACCGTTTGTTTGGATTTCTTTCTGAGAATCCTGATATCACGGTTGTTAGTGAAAGTGCGTTTGTCTCTCAGCTAAAGCAAAGTAATCCTACTTTGAATCTTACAACATATGATTCCTTGTATGGTATGTTCCGAAGCGAAGATCAAAACACCAGAAAGACTGCAAGTAAAATGCTTCAGTCTTTTGACTTGCCTGAACTTGCTCCAGATCAAAACTATAATGGATCTATTTGGCAAAATTCCGAAGAGCCTAAATCTTATGCCCTTCATATGGCTATGGATCTTGTGGCTAACTCTAATGTTACAGGCGCAAGCCTCAACAAGTGGGTTCAAAAGAAGGTTGGCGAGACTCTTACTAGTCTGGTCAATAGCCGTAGCAGAACCAGACATGGATATGCATCGACTCCTTATCAGTATGGCGTAAATAATTATAGGCGTACGTTCTGTGGATTTAATGAGAAAGATGCTCATCCAGCAATGCCCTATGATGATAGGGCTAAGTGGCACGAGATTGTACATGCTATTAATGAACTTGTTCCTGCTTATTTTGACGAGCAGACAAAGCATATGCCTAAGTACTTTAATGCTTTTACAACTTCTATTGTAAAGAATAAAACCTTTGAAGCATACACTGCAATGTATGTGGATCTTACCAGTAGAGAAGATAGTCTTAACCAAGAGGAAAAGATTAATCTTGGATATCTTCAGTTGTTTATGAGACATTACGTCGAGTATACATTTACAAGATACTACCTTGGTCAGAGCAATAATATTAGCTATGATTTAAATGTCAAATGTGCTGCCGATATCCCAGCTGCTGCCGATGCTAAGCTTATGAACTCAATTTTTGGTGAGTATAAGAAGAAGTTTATTCAAGCTAAGGCTAAGGCTCTTGCCAATCCTGTTAAGTATATGGAAATTCTAATCAAGAACGAGACAGACTATCGAGTAAAGTATATTCATAGTCTTTCTGGCTATAGATCTGAGTTAATTGCTGATTATGCTAATCAGTCATTCCTTCTAGGATTTCCTAAGAATATTATTACTCAAGGTCGTCCTGATGTCACAGTACAGTCTACTGAAATTCTAGACGTATTTGACTACTATATCGCTAATCTTTAAAGGAAAGTATGTATCTTAAGTACGACAAAAGATTACTCTCAAAAGACAAACCATTTATTTTTGCCTGCTCAGGTGGGCCGGATAGTATGGCTTGCTTGCACTTCTTAACAAAGGGTAAGCATAGTCAGCATGGTATGGTGGTATTCATCCATCATGGCACAGTAACCTCTGATGCTTCTGAAAAGATTGTTAGAGATTATTGTAAGGCTCACTCTTGGCAGTTTAAGTCCTTGGCTATCAATCCAGATAGACCAATGGCTTCCAGTCAAGAAGAGTACTGGCGCGACGAGAGATACAGACTTTTTGGTCAAGTAGCAGCGAGTTTTAGCGCTTATAAAATTATTACAGCTCATCACCTAGATGATGCTGTTGAAACATACCTTTTTAATACGTTGAATGGCAAAGCTTATACTATGCCAGTCAGTCGTCGTTTAAAAGAAGATTCAAATGTCTTTGTAGTTAGACCTTTCATTAGAAACAAAAAAGAATCTTTACTAATGTATTGCAAAGAAAATAATCTTTGCTATTATGTTGATCCAACTAATTTTGATGGGTCAAACATGAGATCCTACATTAGGAAGAACATTGTGCCTCACGCACTATTCGTAAATGCTGGTCTATATACTGTAGTGGAAAAGATTCTTTATCCACCAAATAATAAAGTACTATTTGAATACATTTAGAAAAGTAATTGTACTATGGTGCAATTTGCTTTTCTTGGGGATGGGATATCCCCTCTTTTGGACTCATATCTCAATTGGTCAGAGAAGACGGCTCATAACCGTTTGGTTCTAGGTTCAAGTCCTAGTGGGTCCACTTAATTTTGTCTGCTATTTTGCGACGGTAACTCAGTTGGTAGAGTAGCGGACTTTTAATCCGTCAGTCGAGGGTTCGAGTCCCTCCCGTCGTACTTAAGTATTTGATATCTTATTAATATTCGGGATGTAGCGCAGTGGTAGCGCGCTTGCTTTGGGAGCAAGATGTCGCAGGTTCGATCCCTGTCATCCCGACTTGGCTCCTATAGTTAAGCAGGTTATAACCGATGATTTGTAATCATCAATCCTCTGTTCGAATCAGAGTGGGAGCACTAATTGAGTTTATTTGTTACAAGGAAATTATGTTAAATTGTCGTTTTTGCAATATTGTAATTCAAAAAACTAAAAATAACAATGGTCTTTATTGTTCTAATAAATGTCAACAACAATATCAAACCAAAATTTCTACTGAAAAATGGTTAAACAGAGAAAAGCCTGGACACACTGGTAAGACGTGTCAGCTTTTATCTATTGCAAGAAATTATTTAAAAGAAACTAGAGGATCTGCTTGTGAAAGCTGTGGATGGGACGGTCATCATCCTGATGATAATGCGTCACTTACAGAAATAGATCACATTGATGGAGATGCTAGTAACTCTTTTATTGAAAACTTAAGAATTTTGTGTCCAAATTGTCATTCAATGACATCTACATTTCGAAATAGAAATAAAAACTCTGTTAGAGTTAGAAATACTAAGTAAACTTTATAATCAGTTATTTGAAAATTAATCTGTAACAAAGGAGATATATTATGTTGTATCCTCATGCTGATACTTTTTGGATGCCTAGTCTTGATGGTGAATACCACACCGTTACGACTCCAAGAGGTCCACTTACGGCTTATATTGTTCATGAGACTGATGAGATTAGACTTATTCGCAAGGATCCCTTTAGTAGGGCTTACTACGTTCTCTATCCTGAGATGAGTAGTAGTGAATTTATGTTGTGTCTGTCTGCTTGGAATCAGGGAAAGATGATTCAGGAAGCATTTCCTAGACTGGACTCAACAGATCGTGAATTTCTAATTACTGGTATGGTAGATAGTTGGCCTAGTAAGGAACTATGATTACACTTGGTTACTGCTGTAATAGCTTAGGAACACATAAAACTAACTTTAAAACTATTACTCTTAAGAAGATCAAGACTCTTAACTTTGAGCCAGTTCCATTTGACGGCAGTTGGCGTTACATTGATGACTGGTATGCGCACTATGATCATATGGAAAGCGGCGCTAAAGTTCTTTTCAATATCTATGTTCATAATATTAAGGAATTGATTGCTGTTCTAGACTATAACATTCAGAACAATATCAAGTTGTATCGCATTAGCAGTAATTTATTTCCACTCTGGAGTTATGGACAGAGTCTAGAATTTACCTATAAAAATTTTAATTATTGGATTAGACCATGCAAAGTCTTTAACTCTATGATCAAAGGTAGATTTGATGGAGCATTTAATGGACTTGAGCTTCAGCTAAGAAAGACTGTTCAGAAATATCTAGATGGAGGTGGTCGCTTGACCATGCATCCTCCAGAGTTTGTTAGTCTTGGTGGATCACCTGTAGTACAGAACTCATCTAGAGCAGAACTTATTGCCCATGCAATGTTTCTTGACTGGATTGGTGCCCCAGCTGATTACTCTTGTCCACTTAACATTCACGTTAGTAGAGGCGCTGATAATCCAGCTATAACTGCAAATAATGTTAATGTCATGCTTTTGCAGGTACTAAAGCACTATCCTAATGCTTTTAAGCGTATTGTTTTTGAGACCGAGGATAAGGGTTGCTGGACATGGCAAGAGCTTATTAAACATTTTCCTGGTATGCCCATCACTCTAGATGTGCATCATTGGAAAATTAATAATGAAGGCGAGCCATTAAGTGAAGCGCTTGAAGCATGCCATGAAACATGGAAAACTCGTACTAATTATAGTAAGCATATTCAGTTTGTAATTGATCATCCTTCAGAAATTAATAATGCTAATTATCAAATGTCTATTAAGCCTGTAAGTTCATTTGATTTTTATTGGTGGCGCTCTAAAGCATACAAACCATTACTGCATATTTCAAAAGGTCGAGATCATGAATATGACAGATCTCATCATGATTATGTAGATGAGATTTCTGACAATTTACTTTATGCACCTTTTGATCTCGATCTTGAGGTCGAGGCTAAGGCTAAAGACTTGGCTTACTTTGCATTGCGTGACAAGTATAAAGAACTTGTGGCGTAATGCCTTTGCTCAGGTGGCGAAATCGGCATACGCAGCAGACTTAAAATCTGCCTTCCTTGGAATTACGGGTTCAAGTCCCGTCCTGAGCACTTATATTGGGAGTATCGCATAGTGGCAATTGCGGCAGATCCCAAAGTATTTATTGACATAATACTTTTATTCGACTACACTCCTTTTTAAGGAGTGACAAATATGACAAGACCAAAAAGTAAAATATGGACAATAGCAAAAGATGAATTTCAGCAAATTATCAATAATCATACTTGCATTACAGGCGTGCTTGTTGAATTAGGTTTTAAGAGAACTAGTGGATCTATGGCCAGAATGGTCAGAGATCGTATAGCTAAAGACGATATTGATATATCCCATATGACACACACCGCGTCTACTGGTGGAAAACCTATACATGATTTGAAAGACATACTTGTTAAAAATTCAACCTATACCAATCGACACCGTCTTAAGATTAGACTAGTAAGTGAAGGTCTTAAAGAGTATGAATGTGAGTGCGGCAATACTGGCGAGTGGAATGGAAAGCAATTGACTTTACAGTTAGACCATATTGATGGAGATCCATATAATCATCAATTGGACAATTTACGATTTTTATGTCCTAATTGTCATAGTCAGACAGAGACATTTTCAGGAAGAAATCGGACTAGCATTTAGTGCTTTGGGAGCTTAATCCGTAGAGGTAGCGGGACAGACTGTAAATCTGTTGTCGAGAGACTCGGGTGGTTCAACTCCATCAGCTCCCACTTTATATTTAGCGGAAATAACTCAATGGCAGAGTGTCAGCCTTCCAAGCTGAATGTTGCGGGTTCGACCCCCGTTTTCCGCTCTTATATTTACTTTATCACTGGAGATTCTACTAGAATGAAAGATGAACTAAATGAACTCTTAGATTATTTTGAGAAGTTAGGCCAGCGGGCTATTGCTTGCAAACATTGGCAATGGAAAATTGGCATGTCTACTAGTAGTAATCAACGTGTTATTCGCGTTGATTCTGATGGATATGTTCTAGGTTATCAAAGCTACATTAATTACCTAACACAGGTAACTCAAGATACAATTCCAGATCTTTCAGATCCTGCTACGCTTGGTTGCTTGCTGGCTGTTGTGCGAGATGCGCATCGTGACCCCCGAATGTTCGTTGAGGCTTACTCGTTTCTTACGGACAAGTGGCGTTGCATGGGCGTCTCGTTTTCTAGTGAATGGGTTGGCCCTACCGAAGCAGAAGCTCTTATTGTTGCGTTGGAAAGTGCGGCATAAATGTCTATTACTCACTATTGAAGATCTAAATAACAACTGGAGACTTTTATGGAAGATTATGATCTAGAAAAGAGTGAGACTTATTGGGAAACAGCAATGCTTTATGGCATTGATGGTGTTAATGATTGTTATGATCTTGAACCGCCTGAGGATGACAGGGAAGGATACTAATGAATATAATTGCAGTTCGAGGTTTACTTGAGAAAGCTATTGAGTCTAAGCACTGGAAATGGACCGGAGGTATGCGGGTCTATTTCCCTGAGACTAAATCTTATATTCGTATTCCTGACGGAGATTATGAAGATCTACCTGGTGGGCTTCCAGACTTCAACGATCCTGCAACAGTAGGATGTCTACTCAGTCTTGTTCGCAAAGCCTACAATGACAATAGTATTTATGTTCGTCTTGCTGAAGGCAAAGCGGCAGAAGATCTTTATGCGATTCCCAGATGGGAAGTTAAGGGTAGAGCTTGCAATGCTTGGGGCTATCCTCTTGAAGGATTAGCTCTTATTGATGCATTAGAAGGCGCTCCTTAAGGTATAAAATGTCTTATCTAAACCATAATATTCCTACAGTTACTTGCCTCATTCGAAATGAGTACCTATTCAATCATACTAGTGGTCATGGGGAGTTTACTCCTTGTGACGTGCACTCAGTAGCTTCTATTGAAAAGCGGGTTCCATTGTTTGAGGCTTTCCTTGACAATGGGGTAAACTGGACTCGTCGTCCTATTACAGCTTTTTGTTGGAAGAAAGATGCGCCAATCTTGCCTTTGACAGAGCACGTTTACTGGGATTGTTTTTCACCATACATTGATGTACAGATTAGAGCCCGACTAGCAGGGCTCTCAGCAGAGCTTGTTGGCCCTACTGGAACCAGACGTACAGGTAAGTATCTATTTACTTTGGACTGGTCTTGGGAAAACAAAGCGGGCGCGCTAGACGTTAACTTTTCGGAAACTCCAGAGCATAAATGTGCTCATTTCTTTGCAGGCACGGACGGCAACTACTTTGCCTACCCGAATAATCGCTGTATCTGGATTGATGCTGCTTGGGTTAGCAATCGAATTCGTAACAACCCTGGCTACTTGATTGACATGAATATTTATTCCGTCGAAGATCTGCGTGCTATGCAGACAAGCGATCATTACATGACAGAGTTCACAACCGTGGAGTAAACCTTGAAGTTAGACTTTAAGACTATCTATGTAGAGAATAATAACTATTCACAGTCTGAGCAAAGCAGACTTGATTCTATTCTAAATAGATTTCCTGATGCGCAGGTTAAAAAAGTTGCTAGTCATTGGAAAATTCCAGATCTAGTAGATATGGATCCTGTTGATTGGATCAAGGCTAAGAAGCATATCTTGGTTCTTGGTAAACTTAAGATTCTTGAAAGCACAGTCAATGGTAGAAGCTCTGATTTCATTGCTCCATCACATAGTAATGGCTGCTTAAGTGCATGCCAGTATTGCTATGTTGCTCGACGGAAAGGTGGCAGCAATCCTTTAACAGTGTTTCTTAACAGTGAAAAGGTTGCACAAAGCATTGTAGATCATTGCAATGCTCTTGGTTCTAAGAATGAGCCTAATCAGTGTGATCCAGAATACTGGATCTATGACATTGGTAATAATAATGATGTCAGTATTGATGCAATGATTAGTGACAATCCATTTGTACTAATGGAAGCTATCAAGAGTACTAAGCATGGTAAGTTGACTTTTGCAACTAAAACTGTTAATATTGAGCCATTCTTGATGTTCAATCCTGAAAAACGTACTCGTATCAGATACAGTCTTATGCCTCAGGCTGTTTCTAAGTATGTTGATATTAGGACTTCACCCATTGAAGACCGCATTGATGCAATGAATGTGCTTGTTGAGGCTGGCTATGAAGTTCATGCTAACTTTTCTCCTGTAATTATGTATGGAGATAACCAATGGAAAAGAGATTGGGTTGAGCTTTGGAGACTTATGGACTCCAAGCTAACAGACAAAGCTAAGCTTCAGATGAAGTCTGAGGTTATTTTCCTAACTCATAGCTCTGACTTGCATGATATTAACATGCAATGGAATCCGAAGGGCGAAGAGTTTCTCTGGACGCCTGAGAATCAGCAAATCAAAGCTAACAAAGCTGATGTGCTTTGCTATAAGTATGGACTTAAGGGCGAAAATGTTAAAGCTTTTTGCTCTGGCATTAAGAAATTTATTCCCTGGTGCCAAGTTCGTTATGCCTTTTAAGGAGATTTATGGAATCTAATAATCGATCTGCTTCTCGAGAAGTAGAATTTGTTGATGTTGTTGTTGGACTTGCTTGGGGTGACGAAGGCAAAGGCAAGGTCGTTAGTTCATTGGTTAATTACCAGTACTATGACTTTGTCTGTCGCTTTAACGGCGGCCCTAATGCAGGTCATACTGTTTATCTGGATGGTAAGCAGTACAAGACACACCTCATTCCTAGCGGAGTATTCCACGGTGTTCCTAGCATCATTGGTCCTGCTTGCGTAATCAACGTTAGCAAGTTTATGGCAGAGATTGCCTATCTAGAAGCTAATGGGTTTGATACAAGTCTTGTTAAGGTTTCACCTAAGGCTCATGTAATTACTCAAGATCACATTAGCTATGACACTAATTATCTCTCGCATCTTGGTACTACCGGACAAGGTATTGCTCCGTGTTACTCAGATAAGATGTTACGTAAAGGAATTAGGGCAGCTGAAGTGCTTGATCCTAAGTGGATTTGGGATGAGAAACTTTTTGGTTGCATTCTTGCAGAAGGCGCGCAAAGTGTCTGGCTAGATATTGATCATGGGTCGTATCCGTACGTTACTAGTAGTTCTACCTTGCCATATAATGCTTGTTCTCTTGGCTTTTCGCCTAGAGATATCTATAAGATTATTGGTGTTGGTAAGATGTACGACACTAAGAGTGGCGCTGATCCTATGTTTCCTGTTAGCCTTATGACCGATCCAGTTCTTGCTGAGATTGGCAGGCTTGGAAAGGAACATGGTACAACCACTGGACGTCAAAGAATTGTTAATTATCTTAATCTTGATAAGATGATTGCTGCAATTCGTTTGTCTGGTGTAACTAATGTTGTAATAAACAAGGGCGATATTCTTAATAGAATTAATGATGGTAATCCATTTAAGTTTTATTATCAGAATGAACTTGTTGTTTGCCAAGCGCTTAAGCAAATGCAGGATACTATTGCAGGAATTATTGAAAGAGAATGTCCTAATCTTTTACAAGATGAAGTGATTTTCTCTGACCATCCAGAAATTGTTAATTGGGAGGAATATTTTCCATGGAACAAGTAGAAACTACTGATGATGCTGTAACTAATTACTTTTTGCCTACCCTTTATAAGAAAGTAAATGGCAATAAGATTGAGGAATGGAGTATTGCCGTTTTAGGTAATGGTTCATTCTACACAACAAGTGGGCATATTGATGGTGTTAAAACTACCAGTAAGCCTACTATTTGTGAGCCAATGAATGTTGGTAAGAAAAATGCGACTACTGCCGCTGACCAGGCTGCGAAGGAAGCAAAGGCTAAGTGGGATAAGCAGATCAAGAAAGGCTATACTGAGACTGTCGAGAACGTAGATGAGGCTCTACCTTACCAGGTAATGCTCGCTAAGAACTACGATGACTACGCAGATGACATTACTTGGCCTGCCTACACTCAGCCTAAGCTAGATGGCATTCGATGCAGAATCAATAAGGATGGTATGTGGACTAGAAACAATGAAAAGATTGTATCTTGTCCTCATATTAACTCAGCTCTTGAGTCATTCTTTGAAAAATGCCCAGATGTCCAGCTAGATGGTGAGCTTTACAATCATGAATTCAAGGATAACTTTAATAGGATTGTAGAACTTGTTAAGCGCCAGAAGATTGATGATGCGCAACTTGCTGAAAGCAAGAAGTATATTCAGTTCTGGTGCTACGACAATATGGTAAGTGGCAACTTCATTGATCGTCTTAAGTTCTTTAAGCAATACAATACGTTTGGTATGAAACTGATTGACATGAAATATGTCACAACAGTTGAAACACACACTGTAAACAGCCAGGAAGAAGTCCAGGCTAAGCTTAGTGCGTATCTTAAGGAAGGATATGAAGGTCTTATGCTTAGAAGAAATACTGCTTATGAGAATAAGCGAAGTAAGAATCTTCTAAAGCTTAAGAAGTTTATCGACAGCGAATATGAGATTGTTAACGTTGTTGAGGGCGAGGGGAACAAGTCTGGCATGGCTGGGGCATTTACCCTGGTCATGTCAGACGGTCGCCACTTTAATAGTAATATTATGGGCACCCACGAGTATCTTGTAAGACTATGGGAGAGCAAGGATTCACTTATAGGTAAGCAGGTAACTATTCAATATTTCAATCTAACCCCTGATGGGGTACCTAGGTTTCCATATGCGAAAGCATTAAGAGACTACGAATAAGGAAAATAATTTATGGAGTATAACCTCAGTAAGAAAGAACTAGGATATATTCGAGTTGCTATTAAACAAGCTAGACGATCCAGTTATGAAAGGTTCTGCCATGGAGCAGTCCTAATTAAGGGTGGTACAATCATTAGTACCGGTTTTAACACGGTCAAAGGTTCACCCTTCCTAAAGCATAACTTCCCGAATAGTTTAAGAGATACAATGCACGCTGAGATGACATGTTTACATGGATTCCCTACTAGCGACCTTAGTGGTGCTAGTCTATATGTAGTTAGGGTTCAACCTAACACTCTTGAACTTAAGAATAGTAAGCCTTGTGCGCTCTGCGAAGAGCTCATTAGCTGGTATCCTTTGAAAAAGGTAATCTATTCTAATGGAGGAGGGTTGTTTAGCGCATTGTAATACAAGGAGAAAATGCTTACGAAAATACTAATGTTGCTGTCATTCTGGATTGTGCCAATGAAAAATCTCATTGAGTACGATGCGATTAAGGCAACAGACACATATCGGATCTTGGATAAATATGAATACATCTCTGATTCAGATAAATACTTAATCTCAGATGCAATTGAAAAAACTTCAATTGACAAGAAATTATCCAAGCAAGAAAAAGCAATTGTTCTGGCCGTCGCATTCCAAGAAAGCAGATTTACTAAAGAGGCAGTTGGCTCTTCTGGCGAATGCGGCCTGTATCAACAGATACCTAAATGGCTACCTAATAAAGAATTGCGTAAAATGAAATACAATGATGCTTGTGATCTTCTTAAGAATCCATATAGTGGAACTAAAGAGTTCATAAATACCTATAGGCACCTTGAAGCACGCTACAACCAAGATTGGCCTTGTCATTATAATCAAGGCATTGTATGCGGAGCGAGAGGCCACGCTTATTTAAAGAATCATTATCGACTTAGGAGACAGTTTGAGCGTCAACAAAATAAATACGCCCAGCTTGACTAATGATCAGATTATCTGGCAAATAGTAATATGGTTCTATACTCAAGTATTAAATATTACTGATTACTTCAGTGATACACTTTTAGTTGATATGAAAGATATTGCTTTTCCAGATACTCTAAATACTTTAGACTTAGATAAATACTATTATGATCTGAATAGCTATGCGGCTATAGAAAACTATATACAAAAAGCTCTCATCCAACGCCAATTAACGCCACAGACACAAGAGCTAGCTATATTCTTTTATTTGCATGCTAAGTTAGGTCATAACATAGTGTTTTACCCTGGTGAAAGTTTTAGAAAAAAGAACGTATTCCTTATAGAGGAGGAAAACACCGTCTACTATATTAAATATGGCGACGATGCGACCTATGATTCTATAAGGAATATTGTTCTTGATCTTAGTAAAAGGCATAAGATATGCCAATATAAAATATTAACTTTAGACAAAAATTTTAAAAAGACCAAGATGTTTAGACATTTTGTTTTTGATTTGTCTTGTTTATCATGTTTAAATGATCATACAAAACATCTAGAGGATTAAGATGGACATTGAGAAATTAGTTCAAAGAGTTAGACAAGAAAAATTGTCTACACTCTTGTATGGAACTAAACTTGTTGGTAACTATGTCGGCATCTTTGGTCTAAAGACTAGACCTCCTGACTCTGTCTTTACTGAGACAGGATCTCTGGAGGATCTTGATCTTAAGGAGATGATTGACAAAAACACTAAACTAGTTAAGAAATTTATTCCTGACGATTTTTGCGTTATAGGTTATCCTGTTGCTTTTGCTCCAGCAGGAGATAAAAGATACGCAATTCAATACGCTTATCAGATTATTGATTCTGATATATATGCTTATTTAATGTGTGTTCAAGCAGTTAAAGCAAATAAACTTAAAGTCCAAGATAGTGCTTACGCCGATATCTTTTACTTTGATGGTCGCTTTTTCGACCTATCAGAATTCTTACTTAAAGAAATTCATAAGTATACATTTTTTCTCAGTGAAAGATCTTCTTTGATTCCTTATATGTATTTAAGGAAAACCAGAGGTATCTACTCTGAAGAAAATGTTGAAGACCTTTTGTTTAACTTGCCTAAGTTTGTAATTGAAGAAGATATAAACAAGATTTTCTTAGCTATGAACCTATTATCAAATATTCAAACTCATCCCAATCAATAGAAGGATATAGAATGTCGAATACAAATAATTCAGATACCCAGCCTAATACTCGCATTACTTCAGAGTACAATGTTACTGCCTACTGGCGCAATGTTGATACTTATCTTGCTGGTAACAATACCACTTTTGCTATTCGCGCCCGTGATATCGGTCATTCTTGCGGAATCACAAGCACTCAGGTTAGCAAGGATCTTGGCATTACCACTAAGGCTCTTACAGATCTTGTTAGAGATCGGAACAAGACTGATGGTAAGTTTGACAATGTCATTAGCACGCTTGTACGTGCACGTGAGTACCGTATCCGCACTGGTAAGGTACATCCTATGCATCGTTCACTTGTCCATGCTGTATCCACTAAGTATTCAACGCGTGTGGCAGCAGCTCTTGCTGGTATCTCACCAAGCACTGCTAGCGTTTGGACGCAGCAGGAGCGTAAGGAAATTTCTCGACGTTATGCCGAGTCATTTCTTACTGACCTCTCCAATATTAATAGTAATACTTTCGAAGTTTCTACTAGAAAGTAAAACCTAGGATTACGTATGGGCCTTATATTAGCCGCTATATTTTTTGGAGTATTATTGGGTTACTCAACCTATCATACATTTACAAAATTGCCTATTGGAGTTCAATTGTTTTTCTTTAAACATGAATTCCTATTCGACGCTGCGGTTACATTTGCAAATCTATTGTTCATAACTGGCATTTCCATGTCATTTATGGCAATAGCTGCAGGGGTAATTAGTGAATTTACTTGTTTATTCCTATTTGGTCTAAGAAAGAAACAAATATATAACGCTATATAAGGAGCATTATGACTACTAATGTTTTTAAGTCGGATGAGAGAGTTACCTTTTCAAGTGCTCTCTTTGTCCGCAAACATGATTACAATAAAAATTGCTGCGAAGTCTATCAGATTTCAGAACTGAAAAATACTGATGCATATGATAATGCTAGTTATCTTGCTACTCTCTATAATCGCAATAGAGGAATTTACTCAAAGAAGAATCGCAGAGAGACTGGTCTATCAGTTAGATATGTAACTGCTGCTGCAATTCGTCTTGGTGATTCTGAGTTTGCTTTTGCCTTGTCTGTTCACAATCCTGTTGATACATATGACAAGCATGAAGGTAGAAAGATTGCCCTATCTAGGCTTAATAGAGCCTTTCTCGGGCGCCCTACCGAAGACAAGTTTGTTTGGATTGCCGACTATTCTGTTGCTGGAGACACAACAAAAATTCGCATTCATCCTCTCACTACTCAAGCAAGAGTAGAGTATCCTATATACGAAGAGGTTCTGGATTCATGTGATTTGCAGTTTGGTACTCTAGATAGACCTGACTTTAGAGCTCTTGCTAAGGTAGCTTATAAGCTTATCTCTGATAAAGTATCCAAGTCTAATCCTAAGTATGATTTGTCAGACTATCGAACCTTATTGAAGTAAAATAAAGGATATTAATGGATATTCATAACCAAAAAAAATTGTCATACGCATTGAAAAACTTTATCATTAATAATCAATGCTTTTTTACAGTTACTTATCATTAGGAAATAATAAATTAATTATGTCAAAGAATTACAGAGAAGATTTCTCGGAGCATGAAATTAAAGGCTTTAAGGCTCAGAAGAATGAGCGTAAAGCTAGAGACCTTAACGTCTCCGAGGAAGAAGAAGGTATCACTTGCTCTAAGTGCAGACGATTCCTTACTTATACTTATTTGGCTAGAAATTCTAAATGTTATAACTGCGACAGCTTTGTTAGTCTTGGAGACTAAGTAAAATTGGCAACTATCTTAGATTCAAATAAGCAAGTTGCTGATTTTATTGCATATTTAAAAGATACAGAAATTTCTCCAGGATTATCTATTCTTGATTCATATCAAGACTCAGAAAATTATCTGTTTCTTTATTTCCAAAGACGAGTATGGGATAATCAAGTTTTTGATATGTCTAAGAAAGTAGGAGATCTCCTAGGATTTAGGAGCTCCTACTTTTTTTATGATAAGAAACTTAATAAAATGGTTGTCTGTTATCAGAAGGATGAAGAATGAAAACAAACTCTATTCCTATTATTGATACGGCCACTGAGATTGGCAATCTAGTAAGTAATAAAAATATTGCTTATGGTGATGCTTTCTCTAAGGCTGGTGATGTATTAAAAGTTCTATACCCAGATGGCATTAGTCCAAGTCAATATGTTGATGTTCTGGTTACAGTTCGAATTCTTGATAAGCTATTCCGTATTGCTAATAGCAAAGACGCCTTTGGCGAAAGTCCATGGCAAGATATTGCTGGTTATGGAATTCTTATGACTGCTTATTCCAATAAAGAAAAAGAGGAGAAATAACAATGACTTGTATCCTAGGATATTCAAACACAGGTATTGATACTACCACTGGTATGCCTACCAATATGGACCAAGACCCACTATTGAAGTCAGTTCTGCTGAAAGCAGACAGTCGTGTAAGTTATGCCGACTATGGCTTTATGCTTAAGCAGCCAAAGATCTTTATTCGTGACGATATTATGTTTGGCTACGCAGGTGTTCTTAAGGATGCCCAGCTATTCCAGCATACTTATTACGAACTTGTTCGCCCTGACGATGTCAGTGACATTGCTTATATCCACAACGTTCTAAATGAGATTATTCCTGCCAGTATGCAGAGTAAGATGGTTAGTAAGGCCGGAGGCCGTGGTATGGATGATATGGATCCCATGCCTGCTAGCAATCTTAACCTATTGGTTGGCTATCGTGGTAATCTTTACCATGTAGACGCGTTTCTTTGTGTTACACTTCTTGCTGAACCTTTCCAAGCTACAGGTAGTGGTCAGCCTACTGCACTTGGTGCATATGCTCTTGCCCGTCGTCTAGGTATTCTAGACCCTGCAGAAGAGGATGACACTCGTGTTGCGTTTGACGGTGAACAATTGCTAGATACAGTTATGGATTCAGTTTGTGATATCCATATGGGAGTAGCTGGTCCATTCTGCATGGTCGAACAAGTATATAATACTGAAACGAAAGAAACAATCTATGTTGTAAAGGAAACTTACAGTGAGGTAGATACTATTTTCACTAAGCCTTTTCCTCATAAGCTATCTATTATTTACGACACTGACGATCAGTTTGTCCAGTATGGCAAAACTCATAGTCCTAAAGCAAAATCAACTCCAAAGCTAGCTTCTGCAAAGAAGACTAAGGGTAAATCAAAGAAGAATTCTACAACCGACAAGAAAAAGAGAGGATCCGATTAATTATGTCAAACTATCAATATAATGGCTTACATTTAATTTATGACGCAGGCACTAAACCAGTTCCTCGGACTGATAACTTGAATCCTCTTAATGATCCAAGTATGGGCCATAAAGTTATTTCAGCACTTGTAGATGCTATTGATATGACATTAATTGTTCCTCCACTTACTGTGGAATTCCCACATAATAAGTGCGAACTTCAGCGGGTACTTCAGCGGCTAGATGCTGAGGGCCTTGCTGGTTCTGCTACTGCTCAGTTTATTGAGAATGCGCTTAAGGAGCGCGCTGAGCAAACTTATGGCTATAGCACTATTGCTATGATTGCTGAGTCACACATTGCTTTTCATACATTTCCTGAGCAAGGATTTGTAACAGCAGATGTGTATTCTTGCAAAGATTTCGATGCAAAGCTTGTTGAAGAAATATTTGACAGGATGTTCTTTCCTGAAGTAGACGATATTGAGAAGAGTGTTCATACGGTCCGTAGAGTCTTGGACCTGTCCCGTTTCGCGGAGTAAAAATGTTTTTTAAATTTGAGGATGCGGTAGCTGCTAATTATCAGCTTGCCTATGATGACATTTTGCTTAATCAGGCTCCAGTGTCTGATATCAATAGTAGATATGGATCAAATATTAGTCCTTATCACAGGAATGAAAATGGGTATTATCAAAAGCCTTTTGATGCTTTGCCAATTGTTGCTAGTCCTATGCCAGGCATTGCCAGCCATAATTTTATGGACGCAATCACTGACTCCAGCTATAAACCTTTTGCAGTGTTTGCTGATAGGTTTCGTCCAGAGCATGAGCTAGACGAGATGTATATGAGAGGCTGTGGCATTAGCATTGGCCTTGATTATCCAATTGATAAGTTACTTCATAAGGTTAGTGAGTATGAGATTGCTCATGTTCTAGTTGACATTGCAAATGGTAACCTAGATAGTATGTATGACTACTTGGTAAAGTTGCAAAATCTTCGCTTTGATGAAGGTGTCTTTATCTGGGCCGGCAATGTAACCAATGAACTAGCTTATAGTCGCATTGCTAGTCTTTGCGATTATATTCGTGTAGGCATTGGTGGCGGTAGCGCTTGCACTACTCGTCTTAATACTGGTGTTGGTGCTGGTAATGTTACTGCACTTGCACGTTGTCATGCTGAGCGTAAGCGACTAGTCTATACCTATCCTAAGGACGCAGCTGCTCCAGCTTATATAGTAGCCGACGGTGGGATCCGTAATAATGGCGACATCTGTAAAGCTCTTGCTTCAGGCGCAGATCTTGTAATGCTTGGTAAGATGTTTACTGCTACTACTGAAAGTGCTGCAAATGCTGTTTTTAATCAGAGTACTGGCATGTGGTACAAGGAGTACGCTGGTCTTGCTAGCTCTTCTTATAACAAGAAGAGTAGCATTGAAGGCCAGTCTGGACTCATTCCTATGACAGAGTCTGTTGTTGATATGCTTAAGGGTATTGAAGGCAATCTACGAAGTGCTATGAGCTATACCAATAGTCATAGCCTTATTGAACTTCAGAACTGTACTAAGCTTATTTGTTCTCCTAATATTACCGTTGAGAATAACACTTCACTAGTGAGATAAAATGGAAGAATTTGACATTAATGCTTTTATTGATGAGCACGCAGACGAAGATCTAGAGACTCTTACAGTTTTCATTCCTGATGAACTTAAGGTTCAAAGCGAAGATGACGAAGATGACTTTGGCAAGTATGAACATGAAGAGCTACAGAATTCAACATTAGATCTTGTGGCCGCTGTTCATGTTACCGAAGACTCTATCACTAGAGATGCTGCAATTGCTATCTATCCTACAGATTCTCCTGAGAAGAGTAACTTGTCTTATATCAGTACTTGGTTTGACTACTATACTGAAGCAGGCAAGAAATACTGCAATAAAGTTAATCTTTATCTAGAGATTACTGACTTATCTGACTGGTCTTACGAGCAGACTAAGATCATCGATTTCGATTCACTTAGAACTTCGAGTGAGAGAAACAATAGAAAGATTTATTCAAGCCTAGTCAATCGCGTACTATAATGCAATTTCAAAATTTATGGCAGATTTTCAAACCTGTCGATAGATTTGGAACTAGTATTGATAAAGTTTCTATCCCAACAGTTCAGAGACCAAAAAGCTCTGGGCTGACTGGGGTAAACTGCTTTAATTTCTTACTTAGTAATTACGCAGCAGCTCAAATCTTATCTTCAGATAAAATTAATAACTTAAATTCTTATATTACTAAGATTTTAAAGACTGATCAGATATATAGCGCTCTTGATGATTTTAATATTGCTGGTGTTTTTACACTAAAGGCTTTACCAGGATATTATCATTATGTCTGGCGAGACGAATTAGCTTCTAAAGCAAGTCAAAAGTTCTTAATTTTCACTCTTGATAGTAATATCTATTTTGTTTGGCTATCTTTTTCTTTCAGAAAGCCAAAACTTTATCCTACTGTCATTTGCATAGCTTCTAGCAAGGTTAGACTTGATTATTCTAACCTAATCTCTAAGTCTGGAATCTCTGACATAGATAAACTATATATTAAAGATTTTGAAATAATAATTCCCCATGTGAATATATGATTTTTGATAAAGAAACTTTTTATTCTGCCATCAATAGGCAGGAAATAAAAGATTGCAATAAGTGTTCAAGCTTATGCGAATCTCGCAGTCGTGTAGTCATTGATAAGTTTACAAAAAATTCTGCTTCTCCTTGGGAAGAGAAAACTTTGCCTATTATGGTGATAGGCGAAGCCCCAGGAGAAACAGAGGATCAAACTGGACTCCCATTTATGGGAGTTAGCGGTAAAGTTCTTGACACTTATCTTAGAATGAATAGCCTAATTGACTTAACATATGTCACTAACATTGTAAAGTGCCGTCCTCAGAGGAACAGGACTCCTACTCATGAAGAGCTTCAAAATTGTGCTCCCTACTTGCATAAGCAAATCATTGCTCTAAATCCAAAAGTTATTGTAACTCTTGGTAAAAGTGCAATGGCAGGCTTACAGATTCTTGGCAAGATTGAAGATCCTAAGTCTATAGACTGGAAAAGGCCAGAGATAATTTCTTATTTCGAACTTGAAGATAAGAGATATCCTGTTATTCCTATCTATCATCCTAGTTATTATCTAAGACAAAAGAATGCCCTAACTACTTCTCAGTGGGAAGATTTTGAGCTTAGTTATTCAGATAAGTTTAAGTATATTAATAGTTTTGCTATGAAGAATAATCAGACCTAAATTTACTTTTTGGGGATATTTCCCTATTTATAAGTATAGTTTAGTGTTAGTACTAACAAAGGAGTACGAATGTCGAAGTCAAAAGTTATTGACTTTTCTGATATTAATGATGATGAAATTATTGAAAAATATTGGACACCTTCTGCATTGGATTATGCAGGACAGTATGGTTCTTATGAGACAATCTATGCGACTGCAAACTATCTTAACATTGGCGATGTTGGAGATCCCGACTGGAGAGAGGCCCGGAGACTTCCTTTTGGCGACGAAGCTCTTGAAGCCTTGTATCCTGGCAGCAGAGCACTTAGCTTTCTCCAGTATCCTTGGGAGCATCCAGATGCTGACACAGACACGGGTAACCCCGTAAAGAGTTACCTTGAGAGAGACGCTAGTCTTGAATGGGCAATTCTTGAGATGAACAAATGTGAAGTTGGTTCAGAGCGGCATACTGCTTTATCTGATTTTCTAGCAGATGCTCGTGACTACAGTAATCGTCAGATTGAGGAAGAAGGATTCATCCATGCTCCATCTTGGGCAATGGATGCAATTATTTACTCTCAAGAGCACTCATTCAATGAAGAACAGACAAAGATAATTGAGGAGTTTTCTCCGAAAGGATCTCAGGCAGCTAAGGTAATATCTTCTACTCCATATGCAGATGGTAATACCATTGAGACTATGAAGGATATTCATCATGAATACACTATCAAGTTCAATGACAAAGGAAAACTTTATACCTTTGCCCTCAAGGACGGCAAGAAGGTATATGGTCCATATGGACATGGAATTAGTTGCATTAAATTCTATAAAGGAAAAAACACTTGGGAGCCTAAGGCCCAAGAATTCAGATTTGATGAGATGTACAAGGCACTACATTCTTGTGAAATTACTCCTATATTTGACAACACAATGACTCTTGATTCTATTAGCCATCCTAGGATTACATTAGAGAATCTTAAGCATGCTAAGGAAAATTATTCTAATCTTGCTAACATAATCCATGATGCCAACTTTACTACTGGAAGTATTGTTAACCATATCAAACTTCTAGAAGAGGATATCTTCTGGGAGACTCTTGATAAGAGCTTCCGCAAAGATGGCATTTACAGAACAACTATTGATACAGCTAAGCAAATGAATCTTTCTGGTGCAACTCCCAGAGCTCTAGGTAAGAAAAACCTTGAGAAGATTGTTGATGACTTTGCAAAGTATGAGTCGCAAGCCCAATCTAGAATGCAATCTGCTTACTATGTTCTTACTGTTGGTAAGAATACTACAGTAGCTGTTACTCCAGATAAGGCGCTAGCGGACATGTTCAAGTCGGGAAGTGCCGAGGACGTTCTATACTTTTTACTTCCTGAGAAACTTAGGAATAGCCTAGGTTCTCTGCAGACTACCGTTGAACAATATGGTTACGGAAGTCCTGAATATAAGAAATGGAAAATTTCTGCAACCAAGTTCTTGACAAGTGACAAATCTAAGTATACTCTGGAGTCTCTTCAGGAAATTATTTCCCTTTACAATACAAACCATAAGGTTAAAAGTATTTTGCCAAAAACCATTCGTGAGTATGGTTGGCTTCTTGGGGAAATTCCATTTACAAGAGCTCAAATTAATATGCTTAGCACATGTCTTGACTCATATGGAAAGGCTATCATTGCTGTCCAGCAAACTAGTCCGCTAATCAAGCCGCTCTATGCTCGTCTCAAGAACTCTATTGAGAACGAGATTGATAACGGTCGGCTTCCAGCCGACATTGTCACTAGAATTGCAGATATGAAAAATATTTCTTTTGTCTACAACTTAAATAAAACTGAAATTGTTAATAAGGCTGAGGCAAAGAAACTTTTTGATGCTGGTCTTGCTAGTGAATCAGAAATTAAAGCTGGAAATTATTTAAAAATTGAATTGTTATTTGATTATGTCTTTAATAATCCTAGTGATGTTTTTAGATATATTTCAAACTTTGTTCCCAGTGCTAATGCTGTGCGTCTTGCACAGTCTAAGTTAATTTGATATCTTAACAGTAACCCTCCTTACTGGGGGGTTATTATTTTTACCACATACATAGTGATTATATGAAAAAAATTGACTTTGCAAATCTCTTTGAAAATTTTGAGATTAAATTTGATGTTAAGAACGTATTTGTAGAAACTGAAAATAATCATTGGCATTATAGCAATGAGACAATTATTACTCCTGAGGAGGAGCATCTTGTTTCTATGCCAGTGGTTGCCGAATGGGAAGAAGGAAGACTCCTATCTTTCCCAGACTTTACAATGAAGGTAGCACTTACTAGCATTAATGACCCAGACAGGGTTGTTCTTGCGACTCTACCTTTCTCAAGCAAAGTCTTCGAGAAAGGCACCTATGAAACGAGAGAAGAAGCTGAACAAGCTTATTACTCTTGGGAGTGGGGTCTACAGCTTTGGCAGTTTGTTTACAATACTGTAAAGAAGACCCCTGCTGCTGCAGAGTGTGCTTTTCTATATCGTAAGTACAATAATATTTGTCATGCTTGCTACGGAGAAGGCACAGACCCTAATGTTTTGCCAGAAGGGTCCAGCCTCTGCTATATCTGTAATGGATCTGGATACTTTGAACATGTGAAGAAGTAATGGCTTCCTTAACACTAATAATTGCATTACTAGGTGTTACTGGAATTACGTATACTCTTCTATCTAGCCTCAATAAGATAATTAAAACAATTTACTATTGGGAAAGAGAAATTACTTTTGTTGATCATGTTAATCCCAAGGAGATTTATATTCAGTTTCCAAACGAAGCATTGACAAGTGACACTTTATCAAAAGATATTGAAGTAGATGATCTTCATGAAAGATTTGAATTTGCAGCTAGCGAGAATGGAACTGTTTATGTTCCCTATGCAAGTGTACTTGCAGGAATTGTTGATATATTTCTAGGCTATAGAAATGTAATCGGCGCTCTTCAAAATGCAGAAGAAGAATACAAAGAGGATTCAGAGGAGCTAGAGCTCTTCAAGACTGCTAAGAAATTTGACTTTCCTAGCGTAATGAATGGTACTGATACCTATAACATCTATACAAAGTATAGCCTATGGGATCTAGACGAAGATAAAGAAATTTCTATCTCATCTGCTGATAGTTACTCTGCTTTTGTTAAACGAGTAATTGAAAATAAATCTAATCTTTCCTATAGAACACATTATATGGTTTATAAGAAAGTAGGTACGAAAGAAAACGGCCAGCTTATAAGTGAACTGACTACTATCTTTAATATTGGTCAAGCTTATAATGATCTATCAAACAAAACCCCAGTAATGGATGTTACCCATTTGTCGGAGAATAAGGATGCTAGAAAGAACTAGTGATTTGATTCCATGTCTTGATCATGGTTATGTTAAGTTAATTGATGTTATGCCTCATGCTGATGCAGAAGATCTTTCATTTAATACTAACATTGCTGACTATGCAATTATTGATGCTGCTAGAGTTAGTTACCAGTCAGGTACAACACGCAAGCAGTCAGACAAGCAATTGCTACGTTACCTTATGCGTCACTGGCATACTAGTCCATTTGAGATGGTAGAGTTTAAGTTCGAGATGCGTTTACCTATCTTTGTTATGCGCCAACTAGTTCGTCACAGAACTGCTAGTCTTAATGAGGAGAGTGCGCGCTACAGTGTCATGGAAGATGTATTCTATGAACCTGATACTCTTAGAGCTCAAAGCACTACTAATAAGCAAGGCAGCGCAGAGGGAGATTTCAATCCCTTCATTGGTCCCAAGGAGAAAGCAACAGCAGTTATGAATCATCAGACTGATGAAGCCTATAAGCTTTATCAACAGTTGATTGAAGCTGGCGTTAGTCGTGAACAGGCCCGGATGGTACTTCCTGTTAATCTTTATACGCGTGTTGTATGGAAGTGTGACTTGCTTAATCTTCTCAAGATGCTTAGACTTCGTCTAGATGCACATGCCCAGTATGAGATTCGTGTATTCGCAGAAGCAATTGCTGAGTTTGTAAAGTTACATTGTCCTTGGACTTGGGAAGCCTTTGAGGACTACTGGCAAGGTGGAGTTACTTTCAGTAAAGTAGAGCTAGATGCTTTACATTATCTTATTCCCTTTACTGGTAAAGAAGCTTTCAATGCAGCTATTGAAGGAGCAAACTTAAGCAAAGGCGAGTTGCTAGAATTTGAAGAAAAATTCAATAGGATTGCTAATGGGAAGAGTTAAGGACTTGTTACTTAATCTTATTAATAGCGTTGAAGAAAATCTTAGCGATAAGATAAAGTCCTTGTCAGTTAATGCTCAACAAGATTGCATTATTCAAAAAGATAAAGAACCGCCCTCAATATCAGAGGAAGATTGTTTACTTTTTAATGCAAAAAATAATGAAGAAAATGTTAATATTCTTAAACTCTTAGACTATAAGACCTATTTACTTTTGTCTATACTTCCCAGTGTGAAATTAGACGAAGACGAGCCAAAATCTGCTTTAGACATTTTTACATCTGAGCAATTGCTTATGGAAAACTGGCTAGAGCATTTATCAAATCTTGATAGGATTAAAAAGTTTCAAAAACTAATTCGGCCTTCAAAGACTATACTTAGCAAATCTTCTTCTTACGAAAGTAAGAATTCCAACATAAAAAGGAATATTAAATGTCTCAGAGATTTACCGCTACAAAGGCAGACTTTGAATTAAAAAGCATACACAATCTACAGACTCTTGAAACTCCTATTGTCTTGAAAGCTGATGAAGACTTTAAAGCATTAGGATTTAATATGATTTGGGAGCGTGAAGACCTTGACAAGTTCAAGTTGACTTGTTATTGTAAAGGGGTATTTTCAGCAAACACAAAAGACTTCAAAACCTTAGCCAAGGAACAGCCTTTACTTGTTGTCAATAGTACTTTATATAAAGAATTATTTACTTTTGTTTATAACAGTCAAAAGGATGCTTCTGATAAGGATGTTGTTTCTACTGAGGAAATAGACATATCTTATACCGATTTCTTTGAAGATGAAGAGGTTCTTCTCTTTTACATGCAGAGATTAGGTCAGACATTCAATTGGAAGTTAGAGACAAAGAATTTTATATTAGATAAATGGGAATTGTTTTCTGAGGAATAAACAATAAATAAGGTGAAATAATGTCAAAGCAATTTCAGATCGTTAAAAAGGCAGCTGCACTTCAAATCTCTTACATTCCAGTAACCACGAAGGACACTGAGTATGGCAAGCAAGTAGAGAAGGAAGGAGCTGTCTATCTTCAGTTTGCTCGTGCAACTGGAGGAAAAAATGATGGTGGTCATAATACTTTTGACTGGGGAAACAAAATTGTTTTTGCAGTCGGAATCAATGACATCTATCAACTTCTTAGTTTTTATAACGGAATCGTTAATGGATGGAGTGACGTGTCTCAGCGTCAGACTCTAAATCTTATTCATGTTCCACCTGGTGCAAGCGAAGATAACGTAAAGAAGCTTACCTTGCAGAGTGGTGTAGATAAGTATCTTGGTACTTACATGCTTACTATGCGCAATGAGGCCGGAGACAACATCTCTATCTCAATGACATCAGGTGAGATGGATATCTTTATTAATCTATGTCGTACAGCTAGCATCTATATGACTGGCTTACACTTGGATCTTCAACGCGAAAGAGAACCTAAGAAGTAGGACTTGTCATGAAGAATTTTTATTATAAAATGCTAGATAAAGTTAGAACTTATCTATGGACTATTGCTTTTTCTTTTGGATATGGCTTTAATCCTAGACCTGGCTTTCCATATAGGAATGGACTATGGACTCATATCGGACTATTCTTTGACGATGTTGACAAGATGGTTATCTATAGATATGGGTCAACAAGTGGCCCAGATATAGACATGGATAAGACAGATTTCCTAGTCTATAAATATAATGAAATTCTTCCCGAAGGCTACGATATTTACGATAAAACTACTTTTTTGCTTGCAAGTCTTGCACTAAAGCAGTATACTAGTGGCTTAGGATTTAACAATCTTATGACAGGAACAAAACTTAGAATCTACACAAATAGTCCTTATGTTGCGGGTCAGCTTCGTAACCATTTGAGTAGGTTCCAAGATCCATACGGATATAATCCATACTTCTTTAAAGCTATGGCAATGAAGCCGATGGATCAACATGGTATTCCATATAACTTTACACATGCCAACGGAAATTTATTTATTACTTACAGTAAAGAGGGCTAATGGAAGAGATTAATGTTAAGATTTTAGACAAAGAAATGAATGAGATTCCATTCAGTTCACTTCTTCAGGCTATAGTTACCCAGATTGGGGGACCAGAAGGTATTGAAAACACCAAAGGCAAGAAAGCTATCACGCTTATGATTGAAACTCTGCTTCAGCAGAACGACCCAATGCTAACTGCTTTGGGCGTTTTAGGTGGCGAGAAAACTCTCAACGCTTTTGGCTTGCTACTTTTTGTTGCTTTCCAAGTCGGAAGCCTAGTAGGATCAGGGGAATTTGCAATAGTTGACGGAGCAACTGAAGCTGATGATCAGCCACAAGATGGCCAGTCACCTACCCAAGATCAGTAACCACTAATTATTTAAGAATATTCAATGTATTATTATTTATTAAAAAATAAATACGCCATTAAACAGGCTGTTATTATTGCTGCACCAATCATTTTTGAGATTGGTCTAAACTTGCTCGCCAAGCACAATGAACGAAAGCTTGGCAAAACCAAAGAGGTAAATTATGGAAATTAGAGTTCGCGTGAATCCCCTTAGCAATCCTACTGGTCCCGTTGTCGCCATGGGCGATGTAACTCTTGTCACTGACGATGGTGATCTAATCCTTAAGGGATGGAAGGTAGTTAAGGGTAAGAATGGTCTATTTGCTGGTGCTCCTAGCGCTAAGCGTGGCGAGGCATATGAGGATACTATTATTGCTCCTAAGGAGAGTGGGCAGTTCTTGCTTGATATCAAGGAGGCGCTTGTTGCTGAGTATGAGAGCCAGACAGGAGGCTCGACACGTTCGGCATCATCAGGCTCTAGGCCTGCTGCAAGTAAGCCAGCTACGAAGAGCAGTGTTCCTGACGCATATCTTGCAAAGAAGCCAGCTCCTGCTAAGGTTGCGGCAAAGGCTAGCACCTCAGACGAGTGGGAAACCGACTAAGGAGTAAATGATGGAAATAGATAAAGATAAAGTTGAGTCTGCAAAGAAAAGCTGCGTCAGTGATATCAACCTAGTCAATACTATTTCTTTCAACAAGAAGACTCTGACAGAATGGGCTGAGTATTATCGGGTAAGTTTACCTGATGATATGACTGTTAAGGACGTCTATAGGCAATTTAGACGTATTGCGGACTTACTTAGTGATGTTAATCACAAGCACAGTCAAGCCGTTCTGGCCAGAGATCTTCATCACTCTGCTACTAAGTCCTATAAGGCTGCAAAGCTTTTAGAGCTTAAGAAAGATAATCCTAAGTTTACTGTGGACCAACTACAGGCAAGCTTAGACGTAGAGTTTGATGATGATAATACGAAGGAAGTTTTACACAACTTCCTAGTAGATTTTTTTGAAAGAATTCAAGGCCAGCTGATAGGTATGAGAAGAGTTCTAGAAAGTGTTGCTTACTCTGTTAATAGCGAGTTAAAAGCATTCGGAAAAGGCTCTGAGGGTTTTGAAACTCAGTGATAAGATAATCCTTACCCCTTCCTATTTCTCATTATTTTAAGAGAGTATAAAATGACAGATATTAATAATTTTTCACTACAAGACGTAGTAACGCCTTGGAGTACTGTAGGCTATCTTACCTATAAGAGAACCTATGCTCGTAGATTAAATGAGACGGACTTAACTGGTCCAACTGAAGAGTGGGCTGACACCGTAGATCGTGTAATCACTGCCTCTGACAAGCAGCTTAAGGTTGGCTTTACGGCTCATGAAAAAGCTAAGCTTAGGACTTATATGCTTGAGCTTAAGGGTACAGTTGCTGGCCGCTTTCTGTGGCAACTAGGTACTAGAACGGTTAAGGATCTAGGTCTTCCTAGCCTTCAGAACTGTGCCTTTACTGTTGTTGATAATCCCGTTCGTCCATTTACTTGGACAATGGATATGCTTATGCTTGGTTGTGGCGTTGGCTATAACATTCAGCGTGAGCATATTGGCAAGCTTCCTAAGGTTCGTAAGAACTTTAAGAGTCCAATTCGTAGAGACCAGGGTGATTCGGATTTCATTGTCCCTGACACCAGAGAAGGTTGGGTTGCATTATTAGCTAAGACTCTTAAGGCTGCATTTCTTGCAGACAAGAAGAATACATTTACATTTAGTACTCAGCTAATCCGTGGTAAGGGCGCGCCAATCAAAGGTTTTGGGGGTGTAGCCAGCGGCCCTGAGATCTTATGTGAAGGTATAGCTAATATTGGTAAGGTCTTAGAGAAACGCGCTGGTAAGCAATTACGCAGTGTCGATTGTCTAGATATCATGAATATTATTGGTAGCATTGTAGTCGCTGGTAACGTACGACGCAGCGCACAGATTGCCATTGGTGACTGTGACGATATTGAGTTCCTACTTGCTAAGCGTTGGGACTTGGGTACAATTCCCAGCTGGCGTGCAATGTCTAATAATAGTGTAGCTTGCGATGATATCAATGACCTTCCTGATATGTTCTGGGATGGTTATGAAGGCAAGGGAGAGCCTTATGGTCTAATCAACCTTAAGCTTTCACGCGCTATGGGTCGCCTTGGCGAAACAGAGTATCCTGATCCTGATGTAATGGGATACAATCCTTGCGCAGAACAGAGTCTTGCTAACTTTGAGACTTGCTGTCTTGCGGAAGTATTCCTTCCCAATATAACAAGTGCTGCTGAATTAGCTGACGTATGTAAGTTACTTTACCGTATTAACAAGCATAGCTTGGCTTTACATTGTCATCACTCAGAAACAGAAGAAATTGTCAATAAACATATGCGTATGGGCATTGGCATTACTGGCTATCTTCAGGCCACTGAAGAGCAGAAGTCTTGGCTTAAGGAGGTCTATGGTGACCTTCGTGCATATGACGCTCAGTATAGTGCTGCAAAGGGATTCCCAATCAGCATTAAGCTAACTACAGTTAAGCCAAGTGGTACACTTAGCTTGCTTCCAGGTGTAACACCTGGTGCACATCCTGCATATGCTAAACATCTTATTCGTCGTATTCGTATTGCCGCTAACCATCCTTTGGTTGAAGTAGTACGTTCACACAACTATAAGATTGAGTATCAGGAGAACTTTGATGGTAGCCTTGACTATTCAACTATGGTAGCTGAGTTTCCATTCGCCTATCCAGAAGGTACTCTTCTAGCTAGGGATATGACAGCTCTTGACCAACTTGCAGTTGTTAAAAGACTTCAGCAAGACTGGTCAGACAATAGCGTATCATGCACAATCTATTACAAGAAGGAAGAGCTTGATCAGGTTAAGGAATATCTTCGTGAGAACTATACCCTGAACCATAAGAGTCTTTCATTCTTATTGCATTCTGAGCATGGTTTTAAGCAAGCGCCTCTTGAAGAAATCACAGAAGATGTCTATAATGAACTGGTTAGAACAACTAAGTTAATCAATGGAATCTCATTTGATGCTAGCGTAGATGCAAGTGACTGCGAAGGTGGATTCTGTCCTGTTAAGTAGGGAAATAAATGTCAAACACAGAGCCAACTAAAAGAATCGCAGATCCGCAAGACTTTTTGCGTATATTAAAAGATGTTTTTGCTTTGAACTTAGAAGGTGATCTTGAGGAGAAATTAGAAAAATTTATGGAGGGCAAGGGGACTATTACCCTTAATCAATGTAAATATACTAAGCAAGACTTAAGAGATATGTTCTATAACGAGCAATAACAACTTTCCTATTATGATAGGACTTTTATTTAAAATAATCATAAGGTGATATATGAGTTTAGAAGAAACAGAATGGGAAACAGAAGAGGAATCTTCTTTTGCTACACCAGGTGCTGTAACCTGGAATGCTAAAACTTTCAATGCTTTTAAGATAAGCAAGATTAAACAATACGGCGAAGAGCTTGTACTTGTTACTGGTAAGGATAATCTACCTACGTTTAGCTTTGTCCCAACAAGTGATCCCTGTCTAGACAGTTTGCTTGGTGGATTTGGCGAAAACGCAGGTTGGCCTCGTGGAACCTTTATTGAGATTGCAGGCGAAGAGTCTTCTGGTAAGACTACTCTTATGTACGAAGCATTAGCTAGCTTTGCTAGTGCCTTCCCTGATAGAGGCATTGCGTTCATTGATATGGAAGGTAACTTTGATGCAGAGTATGCAAAGCATCTTGGAGTTCCAGTAGATGATGAGCGATTTGTTTATAGCCTTCCTCAGAATGGGAAGCAAGCTCTTACTCTACTAGATCAACTAATACGTAGTGGCATGTTTTCATGCATTGGCTTGGACAGCTGGGCTGCCCTTAGTCCTCCTGCCTCTGCAGATAATAACGCAGAAGCAGGTGACGGTGCAATTGGCTGGCATGCCTTGCTTAGCTCTAAGGTACTTGGCAGACTTGCTACTTCATACAAGACTTATGACTGTACGCTAATTACTAGCAACCAGATGAGAGTTAACATTACTCCAATGGGTGCCCGTGGTACTATCACTACAGGTGGTCGTGCTATCCGTTACTATGCTAGACTTCGTCTTAAGATTCTTCCTATCCCTGGTGATGGCAAAGAGAATCTTAGAAAGGTCCAGATTGTTAAGGCTCAGGGCGCAGCTCGTGCAGAAGATGAAGTAGAGATTAGTATTAAGTGGGGTATCGGTCTTGACCGAGTTGACTCGCTCATCACTATGGGTCTAGCTCAGAAGCACATTGTTGCTGCTGGTGCATGGCTGCAGATTCCTGCAATTGCTCTTAAAGTTCAAGGTAGGAACAACTTATCCGAACTGCTTAGGGGTGATGCAGCTGCAAGAAATTCACTTTGTGATCTTCTTGGGGTAAACCATTTTGAGGCTCGCTATCCTTTGACACGTAAACGTAAAATCGCGTACGAAACCAAGGATTAGAATGGCGTCATTGACCGTTTCCTCTAGAGAGCTAGAGAAGGTCGCAAGGATTGCCCTGGACGCAGACATTCCTGTCTGTGTCTGGGGCGCCAGCGGCATTGGTAAAAGTACAATTATCTCTAAAACAATTAACAGTTTTTTTGATGACCTTAAGACTGATACTCCTATGTTCTGTAAAAGTATTTTTGCAAAGCATAAAGTTACAAATGTATTTCGGCCATCTACTTATGACCTTCGGCTTGCCCATACTGACACTGCCGATTGGGGAATTCCTATTGTCAATTCGGAAGAAATGACACATCGGAAAACTAAACCATCTTGGCTTCCTAACATTGCTAGCTCTGATTTCTTTGTTCTATTTGTAGATGAACTTAATCGAGGAACGCAGGAAGGTATTAATGCCATGATGAGCATTACTGCTGAACGCCAGCTTGGCGAATACAGTCTTCCAAAGAACAACCGTCTCATTAGTGCTTGTAATCCTCCTGTTGGAGAATTCAATACTGATACACTTGATAAAGCAATGAAAAGTAGATGGGCTCATGTCCATTATCATTTAACAACTTCAGAATTTCTTTCTCAGTGTTCTGATATTGTTGATCCTGCTATGTCATATATTCTTTCGACTATGACTAATCCTATTGAAAATATTCAGATAGGCCAACTTACTGGAGATTGGAATATCGAGAAAGAAATAAGCCCTTGTCCTAGAACAATCGAAATGCTTAGTCGTTTAGCACTTTGGACTTTATGGGCTAGAACTAGTGGGATTGATATTACCGGTGATACTAAAAGCGCAGTCTTTGCGATTGCAAGTGGCCTTGTTAAGCCTAATATAGCTAACAAATGGCTTAATATTTTGCTAAATAAAGATTGGATTGCTAAAGATTCTTTCTTTAATAATGCAATAAAAAGTAAAATTGATTCCAAAGAATTAGACTACTATGATAGTGTGCTGATTTTTTCTGAGTATAAGAATTTAATTCCTAATTTAAGCTCACAAGAATTAGCTAGTACTCAATATGTCTTGCAATATGCTAAAGAATATCCTGAGTTTTATAATATGTTGACTCAAACAAAATGGCAAACAGATATCTTGCAATGATTAATAAGAATAAATTAGTAAAGTATATTTCTGATTTATCTTTTAAAAATTCATCTGATACTTACTCTTATCTTTCAGACTATACTTATTTACTTAGGTACTTACCATATATAAATAAGTTCTATTTAAGCACTGAAGAGGCCAAGAGGGAAGGATTTAGTGATAAGTTTATAGCTGCTATTTCTTGGGACAAAAAGACTAAAGAATATTGTCTATTCTTTAATGTCGATAAGATGTCTCAGTATTCTGATCAGCAAAATGCTTTCATTATTCTTCATGAGTTAAAACATTTTATATATGGACACCCTGTCAAGATATATAAGGTTGCAAAAGAATATCATTTACTTCTTAATATTGCGCAAGATATTAAAATTAACACAGAACTTCTTATGGAAGATTCTATTTACAATCCTAGTCAACCTGACTATGGTTTGTCAGTTATAAATAATGGTCCATTCTATACTGCTGTAAAACAATCAGGATCCATTAGCCACAGTGGCTTGTCTCTGTATTATTTATTTCCTGACAGTCCTTTGAGGAAAGCCCTACAAGGTTTGCCTCGCAGTATTTACAAAATAACTGCAGAGGAAATTCTACAATGGCTAAAGGATTACAATAATGATGACGTAGAGTCAGACTTGTCTGATGATATGATTGATGACTTCGAATTAACAACAGAAGAAATCGAAGAGAGAGAAAAGTCATTTGAAAGACAATTAGCTAGAATTCCAGAAACTAGTCAAGATCCATTTTTAAATACAACTTCTTTTGAAAAATATGATACTCGGACAATTTCTGTGACAGAAACTACCGACACTGCGCTAAGACTAATAGAGCAATTAAAAAGAGCAGGAAAAAGAAAAAAATCTAATCCTTCTTGGGCTAAGTATAATTGCGTACTTCCAGGTATTTTGCCTGGCCACGAGAAAACTACTCGTCCTATAATTGCTTGTATTCTTGACACAAGTGGCAGCATTGACGTTCCTCTTGCACAAAAATTTGTATCTTATATAAAGAGACTTTCAAAATATGCAGACATACATTATGTCATGGGAGATACTGTTGTAACGCAGCAATTGGTAAAGACTAAGAACAAAGCTTTTGCAGATACAATTCAGTGGAAAGGTGGTGGTGGAACGGATCTTAATCCTGCCATAAAGAAAATTAATGAACATAATGGTAGATACAAATATGACGCTATATTATGTTTCACAGATGGGATAATTCCAGAAATAAACAAAACTAACATTACAAATAAATTTTATCTAGTTGTGCCAAAGGAGATTGTAAACCGCAAATTACCTAACTTGAATAAGATCTATTTGTAAGGAACTCAATGCAAGAGCCAAAGGAAGTATTTCATCCGACCATAATTGATGTAGAATATTCTGCAGATTTAGGTCCACTGTTTACTGATGACCCTGTTACTATTGATGACCTTGATTTCGATCCGTGGTTTGAGATGTCAGCCCCAGCAGTTAATAGCTATTGGTGCTTTAGACATGGAAGCTATAGCGCTCTTAAGCGCTGGAATGGGGAAGCTTTAGTTAATATTAATTTACCTACAGTCAAGAAGTTTGCTCCTAAAAATCTAGAGCAAAAATATTTACTGTCTGCTTTATATGACCAAAGCATTCCAATGCTTACAGTTTTTGGCGGTGCTGGCTCAGGTAAAACTTATGTTACAATGGTTGCTGCGATTAATATGCTTGATGAGAAGAAATTTGAAAGAATTATTCTAACTAAAAGCAGAGCCCAAGCCACTACTGCTAGTGGTGGCAGAATTGGTGACATCCCCGGTACAATTATAGACAAGATGAAACCTGTTTTTAGTTCTTACGAACGGGCTCTTGCTAAGATCTGGGGCAAGACCTACCTAAAGATCTTTGAGCAGAAGCTTGAGGAAGGCAAGATTGAGTGCATTCCTTTGGAATATATGCGCGGCGAAGACTTTACAAATGCTTTAGTCATTTGCGATGAGGCTCAGAACGTTGAAATCCATCAGTTTAAGACTCTAATCACTCGTTTAGGTGAGAAGAGTAAGTTAATACTTATGGCAGATACAGATCAGATTGACGAGAAAGAGAACCGTAAAGGTAAGCTTTGCCCAGTCCTTCAGACAATTGGACTTGATATTTATCAGCAAAGTCCACTTACTAGTTTCGTAGAACTTATTGAGATTGAGCGCAGTCCTTTAGCTGAGCTTGGAATACAGATCTGCAAAAAACTAGTCGCTTAATACTTTTTGCTATTGCAAACCAAGGGGCAGCGGGCTATTATTAGCCTTGTTGCCTATTGGTGTTTATTGATCTTTAAACTTAAACGAGAGAATGATATGGGAATGGTACATCTTCATGCGCATAGTTACTACTCACTACTTGATGGCTTACAGCCTGCAGACGAAATGGGTAAGACTGTTGCGGCCAGAGGAATGAATGCAGTTGCACTGACAGATCATGGATATATGGGTGGCATCCCAGAGTTTGTAAAGGGCTGCCGTGCAGCTAATGTTAAACCTATTATTGGTAATGAGACTTACCTTGCCTTTGGCGATGCAAAGACTAAGTCTGACTTTATGCCAGAAAACGGTGTAGCTGAGAAGGCTGTAAACAATGGCCACTTTCTTCTCCTTGCTAAGAACGAAGAAGGCTATAAGAACCTAATGAAACTTACTAAGTATTCTTATGAGGACGGCTTTTATCGTTATCCTCGAATTGATTTAGAGACTTTTAAGCAGCATGCTAAAGGCCTGATTGCTACTAGCACTTGTATTAGTAGTCAGTGCTTCAAGTACTGGCACTGGGGTGAACATGCAAAGATAGACAGATGGTGTGATGAAGTTAGAGAGGCGGTCGGCGACGACAGTTTCTTTCTTGAACTTCAGCATAACAATGTTCAAAAGCAATATGGCTATAATCAATATCTTATTGATCTGAGTAAACGCAAGAATATTCCCCTTGTGCTTACTGCAGATGCACATCATCAGAACCAAGATCAGTATAAATTACGTAGCTATGTTATGTGTGTAAGTATGCATAAGACTCCAGATACAATGCCATATGAAGTGCAGGATCACAATGCTTGGATGTATGATGCGGAATTTGCTAAAGGTCTATGTGACGATTGGCAACTGCCTCACGAAGCAATTACTAACACTCAGCATGTAGCGGATCTTGTAGATGGCTCATACTTTGAGCGAGTAACTAAAGCACCGAATCTCCAACTTGAAGGCATGACTCCAGAAGACACAAGTCTTATGTTGCTTAAGAAAGCTAAGGCTGGACTTATATCGAGACTAGGCGTTGCCAGTTGGACTGATGTTCCTAAGGCTTACAAGGATAGAATTAAGTATGAGTTCCAAGTCATTGACGAGGCACGCTATAGTTCTTATTTCCTTGTCGTTCAAGACTATGTTAGCCTTGCTAAGGGTATGGGTATACCTGTTGGTCCAGCTCGTGGCTCAG